CTTAAAACGTTATAATTTACTGCGTATGTATACACCGAATGTGCATAGTTTGTATTAGGTGATTCAAGTTCAATTTCAATTAAATTGTGTGCTATTCTACTCATATTTACCTGACCAGTTGGGTAATATGTTTCTGGTTTCATTGAGAAACTATACACTCCGAAGTTATTATCCGTTACACCTGTGTAATATTTTAAAGGTTGTTCGTAACTTAACATTAAATTATCTGCGTCTATTATTCTATTGTTATTAAACTTCATTGTAACGTGTTTTATCGGGTTGAGTTTATGAACGTCATCGCTTATCGCCAAAAAAAACATTTCTTTTACGGGGTGTCTGAAATTAAGCATACCCGCTTTTTTAGATTCACCAGCTTTAAATCTAAATTGTGACATTTGGAGCTGAGTTATGACGTATTCTATAGGACGCGTAAGTAAGAAATTCTTTTCATCTTCGGTGATGAAATAAAAATCAGTGACGAGTGATACTTTTTTAATAGAAGAAGAAACATTAGAAGGTGGATTTGATATAGTATTAGTGTTTCTTGTATAAGTTACAGTCACATCATTCAACTTTTTAAACTTTATGCGTATTTCGACGAGTTGTTTTGTAAGTGCACAAACGGGTATAGCTAAACTCGGATGTCTAAAAAAATAGAATGGTAATAGTACACTATATTCCCAATCGTATGAAACTGCTATGTAATTATCATGACCAGTTAAGAAATAAAGTGTTTGGTCTATATCGTCTTTGTTATTGTGTATTTGGTCATACATGTAGATGTAGTCACCCGTTATACGTTCAATAGTTTGACCACCAATCAAAAGATCTGCATACTCTATGATTTGAGCACCTATAGATTTATTATACATTACATTACGTATATTTATCTGACCACCCATATTAGAATGAACTTCGCAGTAATAATATAAAGTCGATGGTGCACCACTAGGTACGGTAAAAGTAACAGTACCCTGTTCTGTACCCGAACCTGTAACACCATTTGTATAAGGTGTTTGAATAACACCAGCAACTCTACCATCAGGAGATTCTGAAAACCAAAATGGGTGTCCAAATGTATTTACATTAAATGTATACGTAGAACCTTCGTAAAGTGTGAGTGTGTCTTGTTGAACACCATTTATATAGTATTTTAAACCAGATTGTGTTACTTCAAAAGTTTCATTTGGTACACTGGGATGCGGTAAAGTAAATTTAAGCATCATGCTTCGAATGAGATCACCTTTGTTTTTGGGAATACGACATTCAATGTTTGTATCATAATCTATGTTACCATCGAACGGTGTTTCTATAGATTCTATTGAAAATTTCGTGTGTCGTTTGAAATTCATCAGGAAATACGAAAATTCGGGTTCACCAGTAAGCCATTGGTCCTGGATACCCGTGACAGCAAGGTTTAATCGACCAGCCATTCTTACTTTACGTGAGTAAAATTTTATGAAATAAAACGAGACAGTATGATAGAATGAATCTTCAACTGAAGAAATTCAGACCCGAAAAAATGACGGATGATCGGGTATGTGTTTTTATTGGTAAACGTAATACGGGTAAATCTACACTAGTCAAAGATATTATGTATTACAAAAAGCATATACCAGCCGGTGTTGTACTTTCGGGTACGGAAGAAGGTAACCATTTTTATGGTGAGTTTATACCAGACTTATTTGTATATGGTGATTATGATAGAGATGCTATAGAGCGAGTTATATCAAGGCAGAGAAAATTGGTTGGTACAAAAGGTAAAAGTAAAAATAACGGTACATTTATGCTTTTAGATGATTGTATGTATGATAGTAAATTTTTGAAAGATACGTGTATTCGCCAATGTTTTATGAACGGTCGTCATTATAATATATTTTTCATGCTTACCATGCAATACGTCATGGATTTACCACCAGCACTCAGGGCAAATGTTGATTATGTATTTGTCTTGAGAGAAAACATCATTCAGAATAGAGAAAAGATATATAAATCATTTTTTGGTATTTTTCCAAGTTTTGATATGTTTAATAAGGTTATGGATGCGTGTACGGAAAATTATGAATGTTTGGTTTTAGATAATACGTCGAAGAGTAATAAAATAGAAGATTGTGTGTTTTGGTATAAAGCCACACTTAGGAAAAATTTTAAAGTTGGTAGCCCTGACCTCTGGAAACTCCATAAAAAGATGTATAATCCTCATTATCTAGAACATAAAGAAGATGCTAAAAATGCAACAAAGAAAACAAGACTTAAAATTACAAAAACAAAGTAATATAATAAATGAACTTTATCAGAAGATTGTGTAGTTCAAGAATGGTGTACCCATACGCAAAATTTAATGAACTTTCATCGGGTGGTGTTAGGAAAAGCGAAGGATACTATATATACATAAATGTATGTCACGATTCCAAACGTATATATTTTAATGATTCTATACCTGAGTGTGAAAAAAAAGATGTTTTACCTAGGGTTTTAAATACATTTTTGGGTATGTACCCAAGATATGTTTTACATTCAGGCGAATAATGCGTCAATGATATGTCTCAAAAACCTATGACTACATAAATGACGGACGTTAGAACAATGAATTTGACAGATAGTAGTGATGGTATGGTATCATTAAATAATAACCAATCTACTAACTTCGTGCCGAATACTTCCCATGAAAAAAATGTTGAAAATAAACAAACGATGGACTCGACTCCAATTTCTGATATTATGGGACAGGCTGAAGATCCACTTGAACCACCTATGATGGCTCAGGATCCGCGTATGACGCAAATGCAAATGCAAACACCAATGATGATGGCGCAACAAACTGTTGCTCCAAAACAAACTAAAGAAAAATCTTCTGAATCTAAAAATCCATTCAACCTTACTGACGACCAATTTGAAGCTATAATCGTCGCTGCATGCGCCGCGGTGGCAATCAGTAAGCCTGTACAAGAAAAACTTGCGAGTACTATACCTTCTTTTCTTAACGACCAGGGAAACCGTGGTCCAGTTGGTTTAGCAACGACAGGTGCTGTTGCTGCTATAGTGTTTTATATCTTAAAACGATACGTTAAATAGAGTTATAGTGTTTATACATTCTCTTTCCAAATATAAAATAGGAAACGAGAAATCCAATCAGTAATCCAACTGCGCGAAGTCCTAACACATTTCGAGTACTTTCCGTAGTTTTACCGTAGTTTTTAAAATCTTGTTCAAAACGTTCGTTTATCATAGAAGCACCGAATATTACACCTAAACTTATAAAAGACGAAACTATAAGAAATGGTGCATCGAGTGCCAGTCTTCCAAATATATTACCACCTCTTGGTAACGCAGCTAAGATGACAGGTGTAATAACATTCAATAAACCCATATTTATAATATGATTATTTGCCAATAGTGGTGCACTTAGTATTACAAGTAAAATATTGAATAGAAAATATACTTTGAAAAGGTCAGAAAACGATTCCATTTATTACTAACATAGATTATTTATCCTGGATATGTTTACCACAAAATTCACGTCTTTCGGGTATTTCCTGATAAATACCTATAGAAACGCATATTTTTCGCAGTTTATCAAACTTTTCCCAGAATTCTATGCTATGTGAATATTCATCTACTGTACAATGAGCAAGTTCGTGTAATAAAACGTGAAATATTTCGTTTGGTTCTCCGTCTATACACAAACCAATGTCATACCCTTTATTTACATTATACCCTATTGAACCATTCATACGCCTATGTGCTGTAATTGGAATCTCTTTACATAACATTTTAAACTCGTTATTGTTTGTATCTTTGAGATGGTCCCTGAGTGTTTTATATTTTTCACGAACTTCTGTTAAATTTGGTGGTTCTTGTATGTTGATGAATATGAATATATTTATGATAAGAAGTAGTATCGCGAGTATCATCTTATCATAAACATATACTTTTTTTTGGTGTTATATCATTAAAAATATTCCTTGTATATAGGATCATCCATTCTAATATTTTTTTCTTTAAATTTATCAACCCAATAGTTTGGATTTTTTATTAATTCATGGAAATAGTTAGGGTCTCTTATGTTTCGAATATGTCGTATATTCAAACCACTGGGCATCATATTATGTTTTAATACCATATTTGAAGTTTTAATTTTTATCTTGTCACCATGTTTTAATCCATGTGCAGAGTTTGGTATATTATAAAAACAATGATTTTTATCACCACCGTCTTTACCTGGATTGGTAACAACATATTTCCATTCAATTTCATCGGTCCAATCAATACTCTTGTAATTTACTTTTCCTAAAACAGATTTCTTTCCGGATGGGGACGATGCCGACGGGACTATTTTACTAAAACTCGCTGAATATTCCCAACTTTTTTTAGGTTTTTGTAATTCTGCTTTACAATCTTTATCCGTTTTTTTTGGTGCAACTATATCTATATGTTTGTTCCAATAATAATATGGATCATTTATTAAATTAGTATTGGTATTTGGATTTAAATCCATATTTTCCATATTGTCGCGTTTTTTGTATGGATAATAAAATTTAATTCTTTTTGGTTTTAAAAGACTTTCAGCTTTTGGGTTAACGTAACACCCTTTACTACCGGAAGCGATTTTACTTATATCTTCTTTGATATACTCTGTCCACCATTCAATAGTATATTTCCAATCATCGTTGTTTGGTCGACAATACATTACACTTTTGGGACATTGTAGTGACGAACTATTCGTGTAATATATAGGATCAATAATTTTCGTTTCTGGTTTACCATATTTTTTCCAAAGTGAATCATATTTTTTACCATCTTCACATTTTCCAAAATACGATTTGTTATCCGTTTCCCATTTATCAAATTCATCTGCTAAATACGTAGGATTTATCATAAATCGAAATAATTTTTTGACATCTAA